GCCATTGTTGTTTACATGTTTTTACGTAAACGGATTAGCCGACCTATCAAATGAAAGAATCTCATCAAACATAGATGCCTCTACTGTGCGCGGCGCTTCTTTCTGTCCACCAGCAGTTGTGGATGGAACTGGAAAGTTTAGCGCTTTGTTGCGCTGCTCAAGCTTGTCGGGCGCTGCAATTTGTGCCTGTGGCGTTTGTGGAACAGCACCATTTTTAAGCTTGTACAGCGTAACAATATCTTCAGGCGTTACCTGATATCCCGCTGCCCAGTTAGTAACTACGTTTGCTTCTTCGTCTGATAGACCAGATTCCGTAAACGTGGTTTGTATTTGACGCAGTTGAGCTTGCTGCTGCAACTGCGCTTTTTCTTGCTCAAAAGCCTGATAGATTGGCGCTACCAGTCCCTGCATTTCTGCCAATCGCTTCTCCATCTTGTAATCGGCAAGCTCAGAGCGGTACTGCTCCATGGCTAGGCGATACTTAAAGGAGGAGCTATCTGGCTCCATGTAGGCATCATGGTCGCTATAATCAGACGGCTTTTCTGGTTGTGCTGGCTCCTGTGGCTCATTCTTGGATTCAGCCGCCTCAGCGCTGGAACCCTCGCCAGAAAGTGACCGCTCAACCGTAGAAAACACTTCTTGTGCTAGACGTGGATCAGTTTGGACATAGGACCAAAGTTTATTTACGTCTTCTGCTTGTGCCTTGTACGAGTCGAACTCACTTTGCAGCTTGTCAAACTTGGCTTGCCAATCGCGAACCCTTTGCTCTTCCATTGAGATTTGCTGCTCTGGAGCTTGCTGCTCTTGTTGCTGCGGAACCTCTTCGGTCGGAGCGGAAAACGCTTCGTTATTTAGCTCTGGAAAAAGATCTGCGAATGGGTCGCTCTGTTCAACTTCCATAGCCTCTTCAAAAGCGGCTTCAGTTTCGATTGTTTCTGCCATTATGTTTTATGTTTGGTTTTTAATATAGCAATACAAAAAACTTAGATCAAGATTTTTAATTCTGTTTAGAATCCATTCTTGCCTGAGCTTTGTAGATTTGTGCTGCCGCTTGCGCGTCAGACACAATTTTGTGCATATCAGCATCTGCCTTGGCAACGCTAACTCGTTGACGAGCGCTGATAGCTTCGCGGTCTGCCGTTTGCAGATCCCCTTTGAGTTGTTTGTTTTCTTCAGCAAGCATCTGAACTTGTTGCTGTAGCTGCGAGATAATAGACATGCGCTCCATTACTCCTTCAGCATCAACAATGTCTGTTTTCTTCAGAACCTCAGACTGGTCAATAATGCCCATCTGGTACATCTGCATGTAATACTCAAGCAGAGCCCAGCGGTTAGATGGCAGCGTAGAGCCGCCAAGCATACGCACATCATAAGACCCAACACTTAGGTCGTTGATGCGAATTGCCTCTCCAGTCCTATCGTCGTAAGACCAAAAGTTGACAACCGTTTCTTTTATGCGGTTGTTTGGCTGGAGTAGTCTAACTACACGCTCTTCTCGGTAGACGTACTGCATAAACTCAAGAGCAACGCGAGCTACTTGAGAGAGGGCAGACTCAATGTCATCTAGCTTAGATTTAATGCGGCGCTGACCATACTCGTCAATAGCAAGCGTACCGCGATAGGTGTTTGGAGCGCCAGTAGGATCTCCCTGCTGTACAGAGAAAACCCCAAGCTCGCGCTCAATCTGCATACGCAACTCAGCGGCATAACTAAAAAGTGCGGCTGGAGGTGCAAGAGGCGAGATCACCTGTGGCACTCCCATCTCTGCATCAAACTCAATAACGGCTGCACCGCTCTTAGCGAAGTCCATCTCAATGTTTTCCATGTCAACAGAGCCGCGCGGGACAAACACCTTGACGTTGGTGCTGTTTGCAAGGTTGGCAATGATTTGACTATGGATCTTGTTGATGGACTCTTGAATGGGTCGCACAAACTCAACGTCACTCATGGGGTAGGGATCGTGGTCCCAGCGTCCATGAATAGGCGTGAGAGGGTAGTTGCTAATCGGGAGATAGCCTTTCCAGTAAAGCTGGTTGCCAATCGTGATAACGTGCATGATGCGATCAAGCAAAACACGACGGCGAACAATTTGACCAAGCTCAATTAGCTCTGCATTGTTGGTGAGCTTGATGGTGGCAAAGTTGCCTTGTTCATCAATTTGGATGGTATAGATCTGATCGTCTTCTGTTGGCTCTGCTTGCTCAATGAGTTGGAGAGCCGACTGTACCATGTCTCCGATAAAGAATTGCTGGCTTCCATCAGGCATTGCGACAATGACTGCTGGGTTTTCAAGGTATTGCTCAAATTCTTCTGGCAAGTACACTTGCTCAACTCCAGTTGGGCGCTCAGCAATGTGCTGATATTCGATTCTAACTTTCGTGTAACGCTCAAGAATTTGATAGCGGCTGTGATGGTTATCGTACACACGGCCACGAGCAAAACCGCCGTCACCTTTAAGAGAAGAGGTAAACTCATCATAATTATCATGGATGGTGTCTGCTGCTGGCAACACCGTTGCTGCGTCTGGCCAGATCGCAAGGATCTGCTCCGCAGTCATTAAGTTCTTGATTAGGATGTGACTAGCGTCACGCCATAGGCGGTCACGGCTATTGGGGTCTGGGTAGACCATAAGGGAATCAATAGCTCTAAACCTAACAGCACCTTTACCGAAATCAGCGTCTGGGTCAACGTAGGTTTGGATTACGCCTCGCCCAGTTTGGTAGTAATCGTAAAGAGCAATCTTAAGCTGCTCATTTCCATGCGACTTGTACCAATCATGGCTTACCAAATCGCTAATAGCGTTTGCTGTTTTAACGTCAGAGTCTTCTTCAGCAGTTGCTTGAAATGATGGCGTATTAGCGGTAAGCATTGATACCGCCTGCTCCATTGCTGGCCACAACACGTTGATTGGGGTCGCAGCCTGCCCCCTTTCGTTCAGAATGTCAATCTGCTCTTTGCTAAACTGAACATTGTGAACAAAGTCTTTTGACTCTCGGCCACGCGTACTCCACTCATACTGTGCATCAGAATAGTGCTGATACAACTCTTCCGTTAGCTCAACGTCACGGTCGGTGCTGCTGTCTACCGTGGGTTGCTCTAAGTTTTCGTATTCGTGAGTGTTGGGATTAAAGTGGTCGCCGATCATTCTATCATCCAATCATAAGTACGTTTATTTTGCAATTTACGATTGTTTTTCGTATCAGACAAAATTACGTCGTGATAAGGGGGAAATGCGCCTTTAACTGCATAAAAGAAAGCATCTATTGTATCGTCATGCTTCCCGCGTGGAAAGATAAGAAGTTCATCTTGAAAACTTTCCATGTTATTAGTTTCTTTGTGGTTTTTACGAAGATATACATTACCACGCGCAAACATTGGTTGCAAGCCTTCTAGTCTCTCTGTTTTTCCTTGTCGCGGATTATTTTTTATATCAAGGCCAGGGATATACATACCTCTATCTCTGCGTATGTAATCAGAGATCATTGACTGATAGCCTACGGTTTCAATCTGGCTTTTAATTGGGCGATACTTTCTGAAGTAGTCTATAATTTTGTTGGCAACATCAATAGGCTTTAGTCGCTTCCGCATGTAGTCAATGCAATAGATCCTTCGTTCTGCGTCCATCGCAATGATAAATATACACGTGTAGTCACTCCGCCTTGAGAGGGTGGACGCCGGGTCAACTCCCATGAATACGTTGACAGGAACATTTCGTCCATCGATGACCAGATAGCTTTTTTTATTTTCATCTATTTTGAGTTCACCCTCCCAGTAGTTTAGGTAGCTATGATTGAAAAGCTGGTCTTCGTCTCCAATGACCTCGCACATAAACTCGCGGTAAAACGAGCTAATGCGCCCTATTTCTTCAAGGGACTTCTTCCTAGTTAGGAGTTTGTCGAGGGGCCAGATTTCTGGCCAGAGCGCCTTTTGGACTCCATCTTCTGTATAGATGGCCTTATAGTGCAACGTTGTCCACTCTTGCATTTCGCCAAGAGTAAAGACCAAGCTATTTTGCACCAGAGGCGTACCGACATTAACAACTCGCCCGCCTTTTCCGAGCGCTGGCATAATAGCCTGAACAAATCTCCTAAAGGTTTTATCAACTGCGTCCCTCGTCTTGGTGTTTTCTTCGCTCTCAATATCGTCACCGACAATTAGAGATGGGCGCATACCATCAATGTTGAGCCCGCGAATCTGCTGCTCCCAGCCCTTACACATGATAACGCTGCCGTTGCCAAGATGGATTATATCCTCTCGCCACGTTTGAGCGTTTTGACTTCCGTGATAGCCAAAGATTGTTTGGAAGTGCTTGTTATGCTCAAGTATGTTCTTAATCGTAGTCAGCGTGTTAACAGCAGACTGCCTACTCTTTGAGGTAAGAAGAACAAACTTGGACTTGGGAGGCTTGCCGTTATGCAGATCCTCGCAGAAGATGTGCCATAGAGGGTAAAGCTGGGCGCTTAGCGTAGTCTTTGCGTGGCCGCGAGGAGCAATAATATTTAGGAGATCATGCTCCTTGTCCATCAAGTGATCCGCTATCTCCCTGTGCATAGCGGGGCTCTTTTCATTAAAGAGCATAGGAAGGCAAGCCCTTCCCATAAAGAGCATATCCTTTACGCAACCATCAAATACTTCTTGATTCGTCACCAGCGGGGGCGGCGGTTGGTCGCTTTTGTTTCGCTTTGCGTGGGCGTTCCAATTTTATTGGATGATACAACTTTGCTCATATTTACTCTTCGCCCCTTCCTTGCGCTCCAGCAACAGCGGCTGCACCCGCAACTGCTGGAAGCTTGTTTATTAGCTCTGTAATTCTTTCTGGGGAAACAAATCTTAAATACGTATATAAGTCTGGCTGATTATAATAAAGATCAAGATTTTTTACGTTTAAAACGTCTTCTTTTGATACTTGTTTATACAAATCAGACTGCGGGTTTATCATGCGGCGCAGCTCATTAATTCTTGCTTGCTGCTCTACTGGGTCGGAAAAGTATTCAGCAGCTTCTTTAAGCTCCCTTAAGCGAGCCTCTGGAGAAGGATAGGTTATTGATCTTGCCCTATCGCTCTTTTCCGCAGCTATACGCATCCTAAACAACATTCCCTCGCGCGATGGGAATAGCAGGGGGTTATCTTCTGCGATTCTTTCGCTTATAGGTGGAATATCTGCTTCATATTCCCGATAATTATTTGGATAAAATGTTGTTTCTCCAGCATCAAATGCATGAGTATATTCGTGTACAGCCGTTAATTCTGGATTTCCATGCCTGCTTCCAATGTCCATTCTAACAGTTGCGGGCTTTATTTCGCCACTAGGATACCTAACATGCCTTGGGTTGTATACACCAGCATAATTTTTTGCAGTAAGATCCGAATAAATTGGATTTATTTCTTTTACCCGATTGACTATTTCAAGCACATCCTCTTTTGACGTTTGGGGTCTGTTTGGCATAAGGCGGTTTATTCTATCAGCCACCTCGGTTGCATAATTTTCGTACTGCCTTACAACCGACTCTTTGCCTTTTTCTACCTGATCTCCAAAATCTTCGTCAAGCCGCCGCTTTTGCCAACGTGGCACTTCATCAAAATTGTCATAATCCAAACGCCTAGCCGCCATTACTCCACGTCTAGCCGCCATTACTGCACCTGCTGGGGTCAACTGCGTTAGCAAATCAGCGGTGTTGTAAACATCACCAAGTGTTGCGGTTCTTCGTGAATCTGATGGCGCACCACGAACCGTTGCTCCAGCGCCTCGCACAACGTCGTTTGCAACCTTTGTAAATGACTCAATCCCCTCGCGCAAATTGTCTGTTACAAAATTAACAGGTGCGGCAAGCAACGCAGTTGCAGCTTCTTCGAATGTAGTTCCAGTACCGCCAAATTGATTTACGTCAGCAGCGTCTTGTCGAGCAGCATACACCGCCTCTCTGCGTAAATCATTGACAGAGTTAGACACGGCCCTTTTTAGGGCTGCGTTAAATAAACCATCGTTTCCAATTTCTTCTTCTTCCATTACCGCCGATACAGCACGTTTTTGGATTGAGAGTGGCCGTACTGGTTAACGTGAGGCAACATCTTGGCTCCAGATGCAACGCGGGCTTGCGGGGACTCCATCATCATGTTGAAGATCTCCCGCTTATCCATAAGCATAGATAGAGCAGTAGGGTTATTGTAGCCAACAACGGGTGCCTGTTTGCGCTCCATAGCTGCGTTAAGCGCCATTGTTGCTGAGTCAATAGCCCTTCGTTTTCGTATTTGCATAAGCGCATCAATAGCGCCCTGCATTTCCATCAACTGCTGCTCATTCATCAGAACATAGAGGTTTGATTTTCTTTTCTCTGACGCTTGCTTGCGCGCCAGTCTTCCTCTATTTGAGGATCACATAAAGTACAGACGTAAGATCCTGATTTTGTAGGAAAAAGTCTAACTGCCCAATTAATATTTTCAACTGGATCTTTTACCCACTGTGTAGAATCTTTTCCGCAGATGTGACAGAAATTATTCTGCTTTCTTTTTTGCTCGTCCAACTTTTTTAACTGGTTTGCTTTCTACTACTGGCTTAGGCTCTTCTTTTTTCGGCAAGCCAGTAACGGTGTATTCAAAAGCAAGGCGCATTGCAGCGCGTTTGTCCATTGCTGGGGCTACGCTTTCAAGCGTTTCCGCATCAACAACTTCGTAGCCTTCTGCAACGGGCCAGATTTTATATGCTTTGCTCATTGATCTAGTTGTTTAGTTTCTTCCTTAGCCGCTATTAGGTGATCGAACCTAATGCCGCCTTCAATTTTCTCAGTTACTGTAACCTTGTCTGGTGTAAGGTCAAGCATCTCAATAAACTGCTTGTTTGCTTTTTCTGCAACACCTAGCTGACCAGACGAAAGCGCGTCTTCGATAATCTGTTGGTGCTGGGTGATGACATGCGCTGGCGTGATGCCATGCTCTGCCATCAACCCTTGTAGCTCTGACTTCAGCATAACTCGTCCTTGCTTTGTTTTTACAGCCCTAAGAAAAGTTGCTTCTGGCTTTTTTTGGTCCGGCCTATAAAGATTTCCTATTTCTTTAAGTTGTTCTTCAGAAAGGATGCCTTTTTGGGTGATATATAAAAAAGCATATTTCTTAAGAGCCTCTTTAAAACGCTTACCCGCCAAAGAATACTCGTAAGACCGCTTGGGGCTGTGCCAAGAATATACGCCAGCCTCACGAAATTCTTCGTATCTAAGCTGCCGTTTACTACCTGTACTCCAAACGCGGCAGTAGGGAAGTATAAGCTCTCGCTTTTCCCTGCCTCTATGCTTGTACGGACCGTTGATTCTGATAACTTTAGCAACGTAGTTATCGTCAGAGATAACCCATGTATCAGCGGTGGTGGCATTTTTGTAGTAGATATACTCTATGCCAGCCTCATCAGCCTCTTCTTTAGAGTATATAACGTACTCGCGTTTTTCCCGAACGCCACTTGAGTCAGTAACGGTTCGTGTGATTTTATCCATTAAGCATTACCCCTGAAGCCAATAGAGCGAGCAACCTTTAAAAACTTAAGCTTGAACCAGCGCTTGGCTTTAACAACGGGGTCGTTATGCTTTGCCCACTGCTCCCAAACTTTGATTGGATCTTCGGTGCTATCGTAGAGGATCATTTTGTTGTTTCTCCAGAAGGATTCCTTTTAAGAGTACCATATACCCGATTATGTCGTGAATAGCGTCCTCAAACGTTTCTCCCTCGACAAACGAGCGTCCTTGGTCTAGGAAAGACCTAATGCGCTGCATCTTGTCTTGCACCCTAATAAGCAATCCTCTCTCTGGATCAACGCCCTCAAGGGTAGACAGCCTAAAGTTTGCAAATGGATCGTCCGAAGCGCCCGTATAATCGGCGTTCTTTTGGCGCAACGTGCTGACAATATCCTCAAAGGTTATGTCAACCATTGCCTCGTATTCTGCTTTTGTCATCTAGTAGCGTTCCTAACCGCCCTTAACTCAGCTTCTGTATAATCAGCGTACTGCTTTCCGCGTCTGTTGGCTTGCCGTTTACGCTTGTTACCAGCAGCCTTCTGGCTAGATGTTAGCGATTGCCTAGCTCGCTTAGGAAGGTAACGGGAGTCACCCTCCTTACCAGCGTAGTCCCAGTCTTCGTCTGTCCAATCTGCCAGATCGCGTTGTGGTTTCTTTCTAGCCATTAGTCCTTATAGCCTCCACCTTTGGCTTTGTACTGCTTGGCAAGCATCTGCGCCTTTCTAGCGCTCCACTGCCCAGCCTTACCGCCCTTGGTGCCAGCGAGTATACTGTAAAAGA